AACTACCTTAACTGGTAACGCAACACTTGACTTAACGCTTTCAAGCGAATTAAAAGCGGGTGCAGCATTACATATTAAAGTAAAAACAAACGGTTCAGAAACATTTACTTTCGGAACTGGTATCGATGCTCCAACAGTTACAGGAGCAGCAGGTAAAACATGGTGTCAATCATTTTTTTATGATGGAACTATTTTCTTACCATGTGGCGCAAAAATTCAAATAGATTAATTATTCACGTAAAAACACAAAAACAAAATGGCATTAATAAAAGAAATTTGGGTATCAGATGTACAAGAAGCATTGAACAGAAATGCTGACTTCTTACCTTATTCAGTAGATCATTCAGCGTATATCGCATTTGGAACAGTACACGTTCCACAATCAGGTTCAAACCCAACGGTGGTTAAGAATCCTGCAACTTTCCCTCTTTCAATTAACGAAAGAACAGATACTGATAGAACTTATTCATTAAATCAATTTGCTTTAGAGCCTGTATTGATTACTAACTTGGATGAATTGCAAATCAGTTATGACAAGCGTCAAAGCGTTTTAGGTCAACAAATCACCACACTTACACAACGTATTGGTGATGAGGTTGCTATCTCTTGGTCTGCAACAGGTGCTTCTAACATCGTTAGCACAACAGGTTCAGCAGTTGCTACGTCTTTAGCACCGGGCGCAACTGGAACACGTAAAGCAGTAACACTTGCTGACATTGCTTCATTAGCAAGCAAGTTAGACAAGGACAATGTTCCAAGACAAAACAGAAAGTTGTTAATGTCAACTGATATGTTTTGGGAGTTATTCCAAATCAGTGATGTAATTAGAGCATCTTACAATGGTTTCCAAAACCAACCAAACGTATTAGCAAACGGTATCGTTGCAATGCTTTATGGTTTTGAAATCATGATGCGCCCAGTGGTATCAGTTTATGCAAATTCAACAACCGTTCCTAAAGCTTTCGGTGCTGCTACTGCAACAACTGACAACCTTGCTTGCATCGCTTTCCATTCAACAACTGTTGCTCGTGCATTAGGTAGCATGACACCATTGTATGATAGTGGTTCAAACGGTAACGGTAAGCCAGAGTATTTAGGTTCAATCTTCAACATGGAAGTAATGTTAGGTTCTGCGATTTTAAGAGCTGATATGAAAGGTGTTGCTGCTTTGGTTCAAACTTGGGTATCTTAATATTAAATAAATTATAAACTAAAGAGGCCTACCCGCTATAATGTAGGTAGGCCTTTTTTAATACTAAAAAATAAATGGCATTACCAAATATAAACTTTGTCAAAAGCACAAGCGGTTTAGGTAGAGCATTGCCCGGAACAGATTACATTTCGGGTTATGCACATTACTATCCAAGTGGTGGCACATTACCAACTGGCTTCACTTCAAGCGACAGAATCAAAAAAATATTTTCAGTTGCAGATGCTGAAAATTTAGGAATTACTAATACACATTTAGGCGAAACTGCAGCGGTAGCAAAGGCGGTTATTGGTGGGACACCTGCCGCAGGTAATACCGTTGCAATTACTTACACTGGCATCTTAGGTGTTGAAACTGTATTAGCAACTTATACATTAACAAGTGCCGATGCTGTAAGTGCAACAACCGCAGCAACAGGATTAAGAGCAGCAATCAATGCAGGAACACAAACACATGGTTTTAGTGCATCGGGTTCAACAACAGATTTATTAATCACAACCAAAGCAGGTGAGGGTATTTTCCCAAACACTGGCACACCTTACGCATCAACAGTAACAGGTGGTGGTGTTACAACTGTATGGACACAACCAACAGGTAGCGGTTCAACAGTGTTAGGTGTTGCATCATGGATTGACACATTACATTACCACATTAGCGAATACTTTAGAATTCAAGCTAAAGGTGAGTTGTACGTTGGTTTATACGAAGAAGAAGCAAGCACATACACATTTGCAGCATTAACATTGATGCAGAATTATGCAGTAGGTGCTATTAAGCAAATGGCAGTGTTTGAAAAAAACGTAGTTTTCGCAGCAGCACAATGTGCAGCATTGCAAGCTATTGCAACGGCAAACGAAGCGGTTTACAAACCGATGCAAATCATGTTAAACGCTGAAATCAGCGCAACAGGAAGCGTTGCTACATTAGTTGATTTATCAACACAAACTGCGCCAAATGTAAGCGTATGTATTGCACAAGATGGCGCAAATGCTGGATATTACATCTACAAAGCAACTGGCAAATCAGTTGGTTCAATTGGTGCAATGTTAGGCGCGGTTTCTTTAGCAGTTGTAAGCGAATCAATAGGATGGGTAAGCAAGTTTAATATGGCATTAGGAAGCGAATTAGACACTATCGCATTCAGCAACGGTCAATTATATACTGCCCTTGCAGATAGTCAATTTGAGAGCTTGAATAACTACTCTTATATTTTCTTACGCAAGTTAACAGGAATTACAGGATCGTACTGGAGTGATAGCAAAACAACTGTTACACCAACAAGCGATTACTCTACAATCGAAAACAATCGTGTTTACCAAAAAATTACACGTGTAGTTAGAGCCAATATGTTACCTGCTTTAAGTTCACCATTAAGAGTGAATGCAGATGGCACTTTGACCGCAGGCACAATAGGTTATTTTGAAACATTAGCAAATAATCCATTGGTGCAAATGGAGGCCGATGGCGAATTATCAGCACATAAAGTTATTATTAATCCAGCCCAAGATGTTTTAGCGACAAGCACATTAGAATTGACATTGCAGAATGTTCCTTTAGGTGTTGCAAGAATCATTAAAATAAACGTAGGCTTCGTAAAATCAGTATAAAACATGGCAGCAAATGGACTACCGTTAATTAACGGAAAAGCGTATGAGTTCGCAGATATTACTTGCATCATACTTGGAACACCAATCATAGGTGTAACCGCAATCGAATATGGCGAGGAGGATGCAACTGAAAACATCTACGCAACAGGTCGTTATCCTGTTGCACGCGGGTATGGTCAAATCACACCATCGGCAAAAGTTACAATATTAATGAATGAGGTAATGAACATTGTATCGGCCGCACCAAATGGTCGCATACAAGACATACCAGAGTTTGACATCGTTGTAACATTTACAGATGCTAATTTGATTCCTGTTGTGCATAAGATTCGCAATTGCAGATTTATGAAAAACATGATTGCTTCTGCAACTGGTGACACATCAATTCCGATGGAATTAGATTTAGTTGTTTCACATATCGAATTTGTTTAGTAAATTTGTCGAAACCAAATCAAAAAACAAATGAATAATATTGAAGAATTAAAATCAAAGTATGCTGGTGTTGAAATATACACATTAACGGTGTTAAACAGACAAGGCGCACCTATTACAGTTCACTTGCGTGAAATGGATAGGATTGCTTACAAGACCGTTAGCGCGTTAATTGCTAAAGATGAATTGATGGGTGTAGAATCGTTTTTAAGAACACTTTGTGTTGAGGGCGATGTAAATGCTATTATCAGTGATTTTAAAGCGTTACGTAGCGCAGCACGTACAATTTTGCCGATGTTAGAAACCGAAGCGGGTGAACTAAAAAAAAATTAGATTCGGCAAAGAAGTTATTTGAAACGGATGAGTTTGCGCGTCAAAATGCACTCATCCGTTTTTATTATCAAACAGACCCAAACCAAATGAATGATGAACAATGGGCAGAAGCTATTGAAAGCATTATGTGGGTGTTAAAGTTTAACGGTACAATTCAAGACAAGAAGTAATGGCAAATAATAGTGTTGAATACATATTATCCTTAAAAGATAAGTTTAGCAGTGGCATAAAATCGGCTACTTCTAACACTGAAAAACTTAATGGGGCGGTAAACCAAGCGCAGAAATCATTGAGCGGTTTAGGTGGCGCTTTAGGTATTGGTTTAGGTGCTGCGGGTGTTGTATCATTTGGCAAGGCGGTTGTAGATAGTTTAGTAAATTACGAATATTTTTCATCATCATTAAGGACATTAATGCAAGGCGATGCGCAGGCGGCAAAAGCTTTGGAAAATCAGTTAGTAGAAACTGCCAAAACAACACCATTTAGTTTAGTTGAAGTTCAGGATGCAACCAAGCAACTTTTAGCCTATGGTTTTAGCGCAGGCAAAGTAGTTGAAAACATCCGTATGTTAGGCGATGTGGCAAGTGCTTTAAAAATACCATTTGGAGATATTGCG